ATGAAAATCCTTTCGATATAAAAAAAGTTCTAAGTTCTGGATTAAAGCTTGCTGAACCAGTTGAATGTAGAATAGCAAATGGATATATATCACGAGGATGATAAAATATATCTAAATGTCTATACTTGTTTAAAATTTTTACAACAGCCATAATTTTAGTATTTCCAGCTGCAAAAATATTATTATTATTTTCAATTATACCTTTTTCTAATAATTTTATTTTGAACAATTTCATCATATTCTCCCCTTTATCTTCACTTGTTATAAGGATATCTATATCTCCACTAGATTTAGCTCCTCTTCTATAAGAACCTACCATTACATAATCTGGATTTTTTGGATTTATTTCAGCAATTACTTCATCATATACCATTTTTAATAAACTATTCCACGTATCCATTTCATCGCGGGGAATTCTTTCTAATAAATCATCGTAATATTTTAACCCAGTTGCTTGTTTTTGAGTTAATACGGTGTTATTTTGTTCATATAATATTTTTAACTCGGCAATGCTAATAATCCCATATTCATCGTACAATTTTTTAGCTTTAGATTCTCCAATTTCAGGTATTTTGCTTAAGTTTGTAATCGCTGTAAATTCTTCACTTTCTTTTGGTAAATTACCCGTTACTATCATATTATGAATCTTTTTAACTATAGCGCTCTTGTATTCTTTATTTTTTTCAAAATACTCTTCTTCTTTATCTAACTTCATTCCGTTTTGTCGAAGTATCCGAATCCCATCTTCTACATTTGTTACTGATTCTTCATTTTTAGTAAAAGCGTTTAACGCGGCATTATACTGTTTTTTCTTAAATTGCCAATTTTGTTCTTTTACCGATTCAACTTCTTGTACCAGTTGTTTTAGTAGTAAAATTATATGGTCATTGTAATTGTCTATTTGTTCTACACCCTTTTTATCTATTATGGGCACATCAGTTCTAATACCTCGATATGATGGATGTCTTACAGAATCTTCGGTAAGTTCCATATAACTGAAAGAAATTACGCTACCTACAGGTATAAAATTTGAACTATTCTGATCATTTGTTCTTTCTTCATCGTTAAATCCAGTTCCTATATGAGTAATAATACCTGTTCGTTGAGAGTTTTTAATTAATTCTACTTTAAGAGATCCCAATAAACCATTAAGTCTTCCAGTCCCCATTAATCTTTGAATTACGATACCCTCTGCGTCATCTTTAATTTTAAATTTCAATAAATAAGAACTTCTTTTAAATTCGTACGGACTGTTTGGAGCTCTTAACATTACACCCTCTGCGCCTTCTTTTGTTAGTTCGCGGTAAATTTCTTGTAAATGCTCTGGACTACTCACTTTAATACTATCTACTTTTTCAAGGGGACATCTTATTTTTTTTTGTTTACACATAGTAAAATTTTGTAATATTATTTTGTCTAATTCTTTCATACGATCTTCATATGCTAATATGCTATTTGGAATATCAAATACTTTATAAACAATATTCTCCCACTTTTTATCTATTTCTTCCCTACTAAACTTACGTTTTGGTATCCAATTAGAAATACTAGACATTTCATTAAATTTATTACGACCTAACCAAATTTCACCATCTAAAGCTACACCACCAGGCATTCCATCAATAATAAACTGTGGAACATATGAAAATACTTTAGAACCTAAACCAGATTGTGAGTTTCGAGATAAAAATTTTTCTCCGTCCCATATTGCGCGGATACCGTCTAATTTTTCAGATACCCACCAATTTGTTGGAGGTGGACCAATTTTTAATTGACTTAAATATTTAGGACTTAATTTAATAATTTGTCCACTCTTATTATCATACAAGTTCTTTGCTAACATACATTCTAAGTTTGTCACATATATTTTACCATCTTTTTGTAAAATATGTGGATCCTCTGGGAATACAACTTTCTTGTCTTCATAACTAGAGCTCTGAATAGTTATTAATAGTTCTTCCATCGTCATTGAATATGTATTAACTATTTCTTTAATACAATCTAGTAATTGAGTTTTAGAAAGTTTTTCCATTATTAATAACTGAGAGTTTTTTTGTAAGTTCTTCTCTTTCTCGTAATTCTAAATTAATTTCATCACAACTTAATATATTTAAACAGTCAATTTCTTCCCGTGTTAAAATAACCGAATCTTCTATATAGTTCTTATAAGCCTTTGTACTTACTGGACAAATATCACTAATGAGTTCTAATCCAGCATCAGCATATTGTCTAATTTCAGGTTGAGCACCAGGAGCGCTTCTTAGTTTTATAAAATTAAAAAAATTATGTAAATCTACACACCAATAAAATTCTGTATACATATTTAGTGGTAAACAAATTCTAGCAATTTCCTTTGATACTCCTTTATTAATTAATCTTGTATATAAATTATATTGATCCTGAGAATTTTTAAGATATGCGTTAAATAAGACTTTAATGTTTATATCTTCCAATAAATTTGTTCTGTCTGATGCTTGTTTATTTAAGGTTGATTGTTTACCAACAAATTCTGGTACATAAAATTCTGGATTTAATTTAGAATATCTACCTGATATTTCATTAAAATTAGACATTCTATGGCGAAACCACTGCCTTTGTACAAATATCGGTGTCTTAACATGAAATTTAAATTTTACCATTTCAAATGGACTAGTATGCTTATGTCGGAGAAGATACTGAATAAGTCGAGTGTCTGTTTTTAAATCTTTCATACCTTCACCAAATGAAACTCTAGCTGCCTGCACAATAGCTGAGTCACATCTTAATGGCCAAGATTTATTTGATACAACTCTTGGCATACAATCTACTAACTTAATAAATCCTTTATTTAATACATGGCGCGTTTTATTATACAAGGGAATGGTGCTCATATTAAACTAATATTATTATTATCTCTAAACTTATTAATAAAAATATAAAGAATTATCTAATTTTTAATTTATATGATTTTAAGTTTTGACGTCGGTATAAAAAATTTAGCATATTGCTTAATAGATAACGATCGTAATATTTTAGATTGGCACATTATAAATTGTACTTCTACCAATCCTATATTAACATTAATAAAAGAACTAGATACTCTACCACATTTACTAGAATCAACAACCGTTTTAATAGAAAAACAACCTTCATTTAATCCAAAAATGAGAATAATTGGAGGATGTTTATATACATATTTTACACTTAGAATACAACATGAATTAAATAAAAAAGTAAATATTCTATTTTATTCAGCAAAAAATAAACTAAAAAATACTAATATTACTAATATTGTTGCTAAAAATAAGTATCAAAGAAATAAAAAGTTAGCTATTGAAGAAACTAAATATTTATTAAATGATTCTAAATGGATATCTTTTTTCTTAAGTCATAAAAAAAAAGATGATTTAGCGGATTCTTTGCTACAGGGATTATCATATATCATCAGTAAATGATAAGTTTTCAGATGTTAATATTTTTTTCCATTCTGTGTAACAAAAATCCCAAGCATTTCCTGTAAATGGTTCTCCACTCATACATTTAATACGTCTAGCATGAACTACACTTTTATTACAGTAAACTGTAGCATCTGCTTCTATAACGTGTTTATTTTGATCAGGATTTGTATCTATAAACTCGTCCCTAATCTTTGTTACATTTATGTTCCTAATATTACTATAAGCGTTAGTTACAGTTGCTCCACCATTATATATTGGAAAATTTTCTATAGTAAGACCCATTTTATTTAATTATATACAATATTTTATTTAATGAAATTACTTTGTATATTTAACATTAAATATTGTAATTATTTCATTTAAGTTCATATGAGTCATATAATCTCGAACATTATAATAAAACTCCTTTTTATCGTTACGAATAACTCTAAAATAATTACATTCATCTTTAGTCTCTAGTTCACCGGATGTAAATATTTCTGCCCATTTGTTATTATTATATTCCCATACACGAATACTAACCATATTTAAAAATATATTAGTTATATTTTTAAATACTTTACCTTTGCATAAACGGTGTTGTATTACCCATCATCCCTAATCCAAAAACACTACCGAAGGCACTCATATTACGAGCATTTTCAACATCTTTTATTGTAACTTTTCCATCTTTTCTACTTACGGGAATATTTTTAAGCGTAAGATTATATTTTTTAGCTAACATTTTAGCACTGTTAGAATTAAAGCTTTTAGACATTTATATAACATAATATTTTTTTTACGCAGTGTTGATATTTTGTTCTATAACATGTGTCATGTAAGACGGTTTTACGGGAATGTAGTGACTCGCTATATTTTTAAAAAATAAAAATTCTATTATACCAACAAATATTAAAATTATAACATTTTCTGATATGATTTCTACATATTTTATGGAACTTCCACTTAAACTTTGGAAAAGTATCTGTGTAACAAGTATAATAAACAAAAATATGATCATTATAATATTAAGGTGAAATAGCATAGTATTATTTGTTTCTTGTGTTATGTTTTGGTTACTATATACATTCAATAAATAATTCTTAAGTTCTTTAGGTACTGATTTTTTATAATCAATTTCATTTATACTTTTATCTAATTCATGCGTTAAAGAACGACTTTCTGTCGGGCTTATTATTATCCAAAATAATATGGATAAGAACACAAATAGTAAAAAAATATGTAAAGTGATGCTTATTATTAAATTACTTATATCCATTAATTAGATGCCAATATTTTATTTACAATTTTATATTTAAGTTGATTAGGGTCAATTGCTATGTAATTAGTCGGAATTAAGAATAAAAATATAGTTTCAGTAATCGCGACAAAAATTAAAGTAACTCCAGCGGATGTTAATATATACCGGAGATTATTCATATTCCAATTAAAATAAAAATAAGATACTATTACAATAATTATAACACTTACAGCGATTATAATTACTAATTTCACCATATAATCAAATAATGCTTGATTTTTCTTTGAAACTTCTTTATCCTGTTTCATCAACTCAGCTTTATTTTTATTTAGACCGGTAATTACTTGTTTTTTTATCTCATTTTTAATATCAGGTGGTAAAGCACTAAGTTGATTTTTAATACTATCATTTAATAAAAAATCTAACTGATTTTTGGTTATAGTTTGTTCTTGCTGTGATGCTACAGTAAAGAAAAAAATTGTTAAAAAAATCATCATTACAGCAACATGAACAATTATATTTACTATAAATACAGGATAATCCATTAATACGTGTAAATATTATTTTATTCAACAAAATTCTTAATAAGAATTTTGTTGAAACGGTTCCAAAGGGGATCGAACCCTTGACCCCGCGGTTAACAGCCGCGTGCTCTGACCTACTGAGCTATGGAACCATAATTTTTAATAAATTAAATCTTTAAGTTATTTTACTTTATTTTGCGCCTTTCTTAATCTATTCCATAATCCTGAGATTTCTACCTGTTGTGAATTAATTTTTTGAATAAGTATGTAGATAATTTCATTTGGTTGTTTTGTCATTAATTCATTGTAATCTAACATCTTAGAATGTTTAACAACTTCTTTTGTAATGGGTTCTTCGATGTCCATTTTAGTTTAAAATATATTGAATCTTTAATACTCTTTAATTTCATAATCTTCTATAGAACTTTTATTATTTTCTTTAGTATCTATGAATCCTTGGTTTTTGTAATATTTTATTCTTTTGTAATTTGCATATATAAATAAAGAATGAAAATCTTGAATATCTATAACTAAAGGATCATTACTATTTTTTTGTCTAAGTATTCTACCAACACTTTGTTCTATATTACTTTTTGGTGTAGATAATATTAAAGTATCTAACCGAGGATTATCATAACCTTCACTGGCCATATTATATGTACCAATTATTACATTTTTTGTATTACTCATATTAAGTTCATCTTGCGACATCTTACCCATATAAAGTCCAGAATTTGGAATACGTGAATGTAATAATTCCGCGTGACTTCTAATATGAGTTAAAATTAAGATAATTCTGTGTGTATTTTGATTAACTATATTTATTATAAATTCATTTCTTTCATTTGATACACAGAGGTCTGTTATCATAGCCATTCTATTAGGTTTACCATTTATCATCAACTGTTCCTCAAATGGAATACTTGGGTAAAATGGAGAAAGTAAAATAGTTGGTTTATCTGTTACTTGTTTAATATCAACAATAGTTTCTCCTAAAAACCAATTAACAACTTTAGATAATCCATCCGTTCTTTTTAAAGTCGCTGATATACCAAATGAATATTCTATATACATTTTGAAAAATACTCCAGAAAACATTTCACTGGGTGTATGATGAACTTCATCAAAAGCTATAAATCCAAATGCTTCTGTGATCTCCTTGGGATAATCTCTTAAACATAAAGAATGAATAATTCCTACACATATAGGTGATTCTATATACATTTTATTCTGTTGAATAATCCCAGCATCAATGCCGGTAAATTCTTTAATTTTTATAATCCATTGTTCCAATAAACTTTTAGTGTGAACTACAATTAATGTTTTTTTTGATAATTTACTTGCTATCCATAAAGTTAAAAATGTTTTACCCCAACCAGTATATAATGAACAAACCCCTGATTTATGATTCTGAATATGTTTTAAAACTTTATCCGTAACTGATATCTGATATTCTCTTGGTTCTTTTAATATATTTATATTAACTCGTTCTGTAGGATGATAAACAATTTCTTTGGGTAAACCTATCTTATCAATTAAATAAAATCGAGGACAATAAAGGTATTTGTCACTTTTTCTATACAATTTATATTCTTTAGAATAACCATCGGATACAAAAGGTTTAACTTTTAATTCTTTTTCAATAATTTTAACTCTAGGATCATTCAATGACATTCTATATCCTTTTGGGGTTATAGACATAATAATATTATATATATAATATCTTTATTTAGTTTTACAATTTGTCGGTTAATTATTAATATTATTAAATATTTTAAATTAATGGAAACTTTTAGTACTCCTTATGGATTTATTACTTTATATACAAATGACAAATATATTTATCAAATATTTAAAAATGGAGGATATTGGGACGTGTTAACTTTAAAATTATTAAAAAAATATATAGATCCTTCGCGTAATATTTTAGAAATAGGAGGACATTGTGGAACTTCTAGTATCGTTTATGCTTCATATTTAAATCAAGACTCTAAACTGTATGTATTTGAACCACAAATTAATATGTATAATCTCCTACTTAAAAATATTAAACAAAATACTTTAGAAAATAAAATTATAACTTATAATAAAGGTGTATTCTGTTATAATGGTTCAGGTAATATGAATGATGTAGATTTAGACGGGGGTAATGGTGTGATAAAAAAAAGATATAAGGAAGAACAACATTTAAATTGTAATTTTGGCGGTATATGTTTAGGGAATAAAGGTGAAGAAATACAATTAACCACCGTCGATGACATGAAGTTAGATAATATAGGGTTTATTCACTGTGATACCCAGGGTTCGGAAAATTTTATATTTTCCCATGCTACAAAAACTATAACAAAATTTAGACCAATTATATTATTTGAAGATAATGGAAAAAATGATAGGTATTTATATAATTGTGTGCGGGATAGTTATCCACAGTACCAAGAGGAATCTATTTTTAGCATTAAAAATTATTGTATAGAAACTTTAAATTACTCTAAATGTATTGAAAATTTTAACGGTACTACAGATACATTACTAATTCCATAATAATAATATCATTTCAGCTCCTACTCGGATTCGAACCGAGGTTGAAGGATTCAAAGTCCTTAGTGATTACCTCTACACTATAGGAGCTGGTATGATATTGAATATAAATAATATATATCTTTATATTGTTTAATATTTATGAAATACAATAATTTTATAAATAACAGTTTTATGTTTATAAATATAATGTGTTGTAAAATTCCACTTATTTACAATACATTCAAAATTCATAGGACATTTTAATATTAATAGCTTCGCGTATATATATAAATTTTCAATTATAGTTTTAATAGGTATATTAGATAAAAATAATTCACTTGTTTTTTTATTTTTATAATTTTCCTCCCAGGGTGGATCTAAAAATACGATATCATTTTTTAATTTTTTGTACACCTTCATAAAATCATTGTTGTAAAATTTTATATTAGATTTATGTCTAAGATTTTTTATTAATATTTTAAAAGCAGATAAATTTATTTCAACGCAATTAACACCTCTAAATATCGAAAAACAAATACTGTTACCACCAATACCAGCAGTCGCATCTGTAATAACATTACATTTATTTGCGTATATTAATATTATATCTAATGTTTGTTCACTTTGTGTTTTGGATGAATATAATTTTAAATAATCATAGGGAACGTAAAATCCCATATTATAGTTTTAAATCATTCTTAAAGTAATTTAAATAATTCCGATATAATATTTGTATTTTTAATAACTACGATTATAGTATTCATATATTTACTATCTATTTCTAAATTACAATATTCTATTTTAAAGTTACTATATATAATTATTAAATAAATATATAATTTTTGCGAAACAAAATCGTAAGTAATTGTATCATTCACTCTATCTAAAAGATGTAAAAGACACATTTTATCACTTGATGTTAATTTATAATCACTAAACTTTTCAAATAATAAATAAGATTCTTTTAGTTTATTCTTTGTTAAATTTAGTTTAGACGCTATAACCTTGTCCATTACATATAAATATAAAGAATATCTTTAATATTATTAAATAATAATGAAAAGAAAATTAGATTCACCAACAAATGAGTTTAATATAAATGATTATAATATAACCGATATACCATCTTTAATTGAAATGATAGAAGACTATAATACTAAATACTGTTCCAAAAAAACTATGAGACTTTTACCAAAAAAAATGAATAAATTACCTTTCATATTAGAGTACTTATACGAATTAAATTCTTTAATCGGTCTTAAAATATTAAAACAACAATTAATTGACCAAATATTATTTTTTATAAAAGAAGTAGATGAAAGCATTATGATGCATACTGTAATTTATGGTCCACCAGGAACTGGAAAAACAACAGTAGCAAAAATTATGTCAAATATTTACGCTGATTTGGGTATTCTAAAAAAAAGAAAATTTAAAGAAATTAAACGGGAGGATTTAATTGGTCAATATCTAGGAGAAACTACTATTAAAACAATGGATACTTTACATTCTTGTAAAAATGGAGTAATGTTTATTGATGAAGCTTATTCTTTAGGAGATGATTCGAAGGGTGATTCATACTCAAAGGAAGCTCTAGACGCCATTAATCAATATTTAACTGAACATTCTCATGACTTAATTTGTATTATAGCTGGTTATAAAATAGAATTAGAAACTTGTTTTTTTTCTAAAAACCCAGGTCTTAAAAGAAGATTTCCTTGGACTTTTTCAATAGAATCATTTAATACACAAGAACTTGTTGAAGTTTTGAAAACAAAAATTGAAAGTTCTGAATGGGAATATGAAGATTCTTATGATAGAATTTATTGGATCTTATCTCAGAATAAACAATATTTAACAGGTAACGGTGGAGATATAGAAAATATATTTGCAAAGGCAAAAATTATAAATACTCGAAAAAATTTTTTAAGTAATGATAAAATATTAAAAGAAGAAGATTTTATAGATTCTATTCATCAATTTTTATTGACACGAAAAGAAAATACCCATGAACCTCCATATGGTATGTACACATAATTAGAAAAAAAAATATTTATTAATTATAAATGTTAAAAATAATTCTTGTCGGTGTACTATTTTTACTTATAATTGGATTATTAGTTGGGGGAGCAATTTATATGTCCCAGCCTTCTAAGAATTCTGGTGCTTCTGGGGATACTCCTGACTCTCCAGTCCTTGCTCCTAGTGCTTCTGGGGATACTCCTGACTCTCCATCCCCTGCTCCTAGTGCTTCTGGGGATACTCCTGACTCTCCATCCCCTGCTCCTAGTGCTTCTGGGGATACTCCTGACTCTCCAACCCCTGCTCCTGGTGCCCCTGGTGCTTCTGGTGATTCTGGGGATACTCCTGACTCTCCAACCCCTGCTCCTGGTGCCCCTGGTGCTTCTGGTGATTCTGGGGATACTCCTGACTCTCCAGCCCCTGCTCCATCGTCTAGACAGTATGTTACAAAAGATTGGTGTGGATTAGGTTCTAGTCTCGTAGCTAAAAAAGATTATGGATGGGGTAAATTATATAATACACCTTATAAAGGAATAGATTTTTATGAAAAGAAATGCGATGAAACACCTAATTGTACTGGTTTTCTCACAAGAGACAATAGTACACCTTACTTTTACTATACAGCAGCTTCTTATGACCAAGATACAAATGGTCCGGGATGGTGTAAGGAACGTAAATTAGGGGATCCATATAGTAGCACGTGCTGCCACGGTTTTAAACTACATACTGCCGAATAAATAAATAAATTATAAAATTATGTTTAATAAAATGAGTAAAAGATTATATTCAGAATTTAAACAAATAACAGATATAGATAAAGATGTGTTTGTAATATGTCCAACAGAACATTCTATATATATATGGGAGGGTTATGTAGTTGGACCTAAATTGACACCATACGAAGGAGGTAAATTTTATATTAGTATTACATTCCCCCCCGATTATCCTTATAATCCACCATTAATTATGTTTAAAACGCAAATTTATCATCCAAATATAAACGAAAGTGGAACTATATGCTTAGACATATTAAAAGATGAATGGAGTCCAATATTAACAATCAGTAAAGTAATGTATTCTTTGAGTAGTTTACTTGCAGAACCGAATCCAGACGATCCCTTGATAGAAACTATAGCCATCGAATTAAAAACAGATAAAGAATTATTTATTAATAAAGCAAGGTATTATACAGAAACATTTGCTAAAATGGAATATACTTAAATGAATCAATAAATTGTATCACATTATTTGGTAAAGGACCGTGTATTACTTTAGTATTCGGTTTATTAATTTCTATATAATATAGAGCTAAACAAAATGAATCTGCAATATCATGTTTCCTAGATTCTTTATTGTATTCTTCATATTGACATAAATAATTATTAGCAATTTTAATAGTTTGCATTTTACGAATATCATAATCAAGTTTAGATATATTAAAATGTTTATGCATACTTCTGGGACAAATTAATTTTACCTTTGATGCATAATTATAAGCGAGTATGTCTTGAATATTATTTAGCCCTTGTGGTGGTTGTCTTTCTATTAATATTATGTCAGCTAAGTTAAATATATTAAAATATTTATTTATAAATTTATTCATAGCCCTATGAACTTCATTTTCATTAAAAATTTTAAGGTCAATTTTATGAACACTACATACTGTAATTGTGTGAAAATCAGTGTTTATTTCTACCATGGCCATGTTACTATAACCAATATCTATACTAAGTATACGTTTAGTCATTAATTAATATATATAATTAATTGTTTAAATATAATTAATAAATTATTGAATATAATTAATGTTGATATTATATTCAATAATTTATAAATTACCAATTCTTAAAAAAATATGTAAAATTAATAAAATTAAAAATTATTCAAAATTAAATAAAATTGATATTTTAGAAATTCTTAATAAACATAAAAGCGCTTCTTATATTCAAAAAAATTTAAGAAATAAGTTAATGCCATCTGAATTATGTCCTATAACGTTTGATTTATTACAGTATCCTTTCATATCTATTAAAAATAATAAAATTTTTAGATATTACTCTTTAGATGGACTTATAAATTATTATAATGTTTCAAAAGATTATAGAGATCCATTTACAAAAGAAAATATTAGTACACACAAAATTAACGAGATTAATAGTCTAGCAAAATTTTATAAAAAAAAACAAATTCTATTACCATCCAGAAGAAGTGTTAATTCGCAAAGACGAACCGAATTATTAACAATACTATGTTGTATAAATGATGTAGTGAATAATATTATGTCAACGACACAATTAACATCTGATTATATTTATAACTATGCGGTGCCCCAATTAATGACCTACGTATATTATTTAATTATACGATGTAGAATACAGACCAGGAGTATCTTGCAACATTTTATAGATATAATTGAAAGACATGTAGATATTAATAAATATTATATTATTAACTATTTGGTTTGTATAATGATTAATGAAAATTTATAATTACGATAAATAAATGCGCTTAAAGAATTGTCTTATATATAAAGAAAGATGTCTGATTCATCTACTCCAAACTCTCCAGTTAGTGAAGGAGAATTTTGTAAAATATGTGATCCCAAAAAGAAGTACTTCAATTGTATTTGTGGTGAAAACTGGAATACATTTGAAGAACATCTTGAAACTCTTAAAAATTTAGACTCACATTTGATATCAAATCCAATATCAATATCTACTATGACTGTTTGTTGCAACTTTAATAGTCATATAGATTTAGATACCATTGCTGATTTATATACAAATTCTATAAAATATTCTCCTCAGGCTAAAAAGACTAAATCAAATAATAAAAAAGATTGTTTTTATAACAGTTTATTAATGACATTAACGGTTAAGTATCAAAATGCAATTAAAAATAAAAATAACGTTTCTGTTAAATTTTTCCCGAATGGTAAGATACAAATCGCTGGATGTAATACAATAAAAAGTATTTGTTACGCTATTAGAAAATCATATAACAGAGTATTATCAAACTCGTGTTTTTTAAATACACCAAATATTACGGACGCCAAAATTGTAATGATTAATACAGATTTTAAGATTAAACATTGTATTAATCAAACAAAATTGACAGAAATTTTATCTAAAAAAACATTAGATAAAAATTTTAATTTTTTACAAGTTATTTATCAATGTTCAAAATATCCAGGTATTAATGCAAAATTTATACCCGATGGTAAAATATTAGAATATACAAAATTTCAATTAGAACATGGAATTAAAAAGAAATATCCAAATATTATATCTATTCTAATTTTTAGACCTGGGAGTATAATTGTAACGGGTGGCAATAAGATTGAAGACTATATATCAGCTGTTACTGTTACATTAAATATAATAGCATCAAATCTTGAAACAATAATATTTTAAAATATTATTTTATAATATGATGATATCAGAACTTGACGCATTTAATATGATAAATAATCCTAATAGACATAAACAGTCATCTATAATAAAATATTTACATAATTCTTCATTAAAATCTAAAATAAAATTTTTAATTAACGAGTATAAATTTGAAAAAAATACTATATTACTTGGTTTATCTTACGTTAAAATGTGTGATAAAGTCAATATACATAATATACATTTATATACTTTATGTGCTATAATCTTAGCAAATAAATATTTGAATGATTATAATATAGATATATTAAATATATTAAAAAGTATCGAAATAACTATAGATGACTATAAAAATATAGAATTAAATTTACTAAACTCTACAAATTGGAAATTAGATGAAGAAAATGATGAAATAAAGCATCAATTAGTCAAAAGATGGAAGTAGATAATATTTATCATTGTGTTTTACAACTATATAATCATTTACTAAAGTTTTAGTACTTACATGTTCGCTAATACTTATAATATAATGTTTTGCTTTATTTGCTTCTTCAATTGTATTAAATCCATTTTTATTAATTTCTGGTAATACATGTCTAACAACTTTAACATATTCATTGCTAGGATAAGTACCATATTCGCTATTATTATTATGATAAACTGCTATACTTGCATCCTTATTCGGAAAAAAAGGATTAATTGGCATAGACAAATAATTATGAATTGGAGATGCATATAAACCATCAGATATAGGTTCATAAACAAGCGTGTCTGTATAATTAACACCATTTGTTGGTCTAAATGTGTTTTTCATAGCTGTGAAATTTACACTACCATCATTATTTAAAAAAGCCGCATTTTTTTCCTTTGGTCGAATAAAAGAAAATTTACTACCTGGTGCATTCTGTAACCGAGGATTTACAGTAGTAAGATCACTAGAGTAAAAACTATATGTTGGATATGGTGTACTAGAAGACTCTAGTGGAACTCCTTTCATAAAAGATTCTACGTTATGATTATTAGTTGCTTTTAAAAATGGGTTTGGATTATATAATACATGATTGTTAATAAAATATTGATAACTCATTAAATTGCGCGGAACGTTATATAAATGATTAGTACTATCTCTAAATTTTGCATACTGTTCCCCAGCTGATGTATAATCTGTACTCAAAGCCGGCTGGTTGTATTCATAAAAAGTTTTTCCATTAGTATAAGTTGGTAGTTTAGTAGGTACAGATTCAAGCCCTATAAAATTATTATTGGAACGTGATACCATTTACTAATTAATTAATATTTTATTTTTTTATAAATTAACTTCTTTTTTTGATTTTCTACCTCTTTTTACTTTACCAGAATTGGTAATTGACAATACAGACTCTGTATCTATGTCTGTTTGTATTTCTACATCGTCTTTCACGATAGATGTAGTTTTGTCTAATTGTTGTTCTGAATTATGTAGTGTATCTACTAATTCATTTACAAGACTGGGAGATGGACTAATTTGAGTTTCTAAAGTTCCATTTTTAACTAAAGATTCATGAACAACCGTTGATAACTTATTAAATTGTTCGACTATAATATTATAGGATTCTTGAATTTGATAATTTGTGTTTGTTTGTTCTTCTATAAAAGCGGATACATTATTAACTGACGTCATTTCTGTAACTTTTTTATAAATATAAAAGCAAAATGCTACAGCTATAATTGCTATAATAAGAGGGCCAATTTTTGCTACAATATCTAAAAATCCCGGAGATTCTGTACATACATCTGAAGGAAATTCTATATCCATTGATGGTACTTTGAATGGACGAGGCATTTATATATTGTGAATATTTTTAAAAATATTATTCTACCGAATAATATTTATTCGGGAATTTCAGGACATTGATCTTCATCTCTATTATCGGTCGCAATATCAACGCCTAGAAAAAATGTACCATGAATATAATTATCTATATTGGCTGGATATTTCCTTCTAGTTCGTTTAGCTACCGTAATATTGTTATTAGAAAATGGAGCTGAATAAAAATCTACAGTAAATTGAGACTTACTTAAATTATTTTCTCGACAGTGTTCATTAAATGCTTGTTTAAATATTTTTTCAGGTACATATACTTTTTCTGATAAAATAACTTTGCTACTTTTAAGAAAATTAATAAGCGTATTTGTATTTTCATCCATTTCCTCTTGATTTTCTTGAAAATATTTAGGTAAAACTTTCCAAATACCTTTCTTTTTATATTTATTAACAGCCCATAAATATCCCATAACAGACATTTTTATAATCTTTGGTATTTCGTTCCGTAATTCATCCCCTAAATGTGTATTAGTTTCCACCACTTTTCTCCAGAATTTCCAAATTACAGTTCTCCTAGACTGTTGACCAGAACCATTGTTGTAACCTGGTACATTGTTTCCAGCCATAGGTACTGGGGGGAGCCATGTAATTGTTTCAGCATTTTTATTTTTCTCCGCTGGTGTAACTGTTCCACCTTCACTAATTAATTGCCATTCTGTTTGTTCTAAAGAACAATCTCCTTGTATTTCTGGAGCTATTACTATTTTAGCAGTTGATAATGGTTTTAATCCAAACTTTTTCTCTATATTATTTGACATCATTTTAATATCATCAGCGTCATAAAACTTTGCAATTATTTTCTCTATAATTGTACTCTTACCAGCTCCAGCCATACCTAATAAATACATAACAACGCACCACATTTCTATTTCGTTAACATCAAATAGATTTCTGCCTATAAATATAATAAGCCATTTTTGTACTTCCTTTGGAAATTTTTGATAATCTAATATACTTTTAAATACAGGACAATCTTTTATTATTTCAAAAAAATCGTCATCTTTTAAATGATCATAATTATTAAAATCTTGATCGAAATACTTTGATGCAACTGTATCTGTTGTAATAAATTCACTCTTTTCACCATACGGAATAAACTTATCAGACCATATTTTTTCATCCTCTGTGCCGATGTTAATTTTAGATATATATATACCATTTCTAAATGAATGAACGTGTCTATTTTTTACTAAATTTTTAAGTTCAGGTCCAGTATAGTCTACAATATATTGCTCCGCTGATTTAATATTATTATTGCCTCCGCTAGTAGAATTTTTCCATTGTTCATAATTTGTTTTCATATTACAAATTTTAATAATAAAACTTTTTATAGATTCTACCTTTCTCCATGAATGAGTAAAATTACTATTTATCATCACTTTTTCATACAAAGAATCGTTGTACTTTGCATATTCTAATTCATTAATTTTACCAAATAAAAATAATAATAAATTTTGATACGGTGTATTTTTCGAAACATCGATTGGTGTAAATTTAAATAATCCATCCGTATCTTCGTTTAAAGTATACTCATAGTTATCATTAGACATTCTATTTAATAAATATCCGGTTCTTAAAAATCTTTCAGAGTAGTAAAAATTTTCAAATATTTTTTCCCACTTTAATTTATATTCTTCATCATTGATATCATAAAATTTTATAAATTTCCCCTGAACTCCTGTTAACTCCCAGAGTATTTTATTCTTTTCAGTTTCTATGATATCAATGTCTACGATAGTAATGTCAGATATATTAAAGTTATTCATTATTTTAGAAAAAACAGATTCTACGGCTTGAGGTATTTTCCATTTTTCTTCTAATTTTTCAAAATATTCTAATATTTGATCCTTATCAGCTTCTTCCAAGTATTGACTTAAATTATTAGCCCAGTTTCGATTTGCTTCATATTCTGACATCTTAATATATTATGGAGATTATTTTTAAGTTGATTATATTCATTATTAAATATTATATATTATATTAATGAATATACTATTCATAGATTCTGAAGGAATCAAGCTAGAACCGACCATTTTTAAACATATCAATGATTTTAATTACAAAATATTTGAATGTTACCAAGTATCAAGATATAAATATCATATAATTAAATTAGATAAATGTGAACCAATTAAACTTAAAATTTGTAATAATTTATTAAATTTTAGCGTCTTTGTAATTAAAACTACAAAAAAAAATAATATAGTAAATATAGTACCAGAGGATGTTGTAGATACCAAATATCTGATAAATCAATCCACAAACTATGAATCGGATTCAGGGTCAGAGTTTGAATTTGAGATATGTAAACAAAGTATAGGTTGCGTGTGTTAATTACCTACACCTTTAGATCGCCGGAGTGAAATTTTTGTAGAAGATTCTCTATTTGTGTCATAAATAAAATTAATAAGGGTATCGGCAATTTCCATTGGGTTTTTTTTCAATATTTCATCATTTTCACCATTATTAAAAAATAAATTAATCGATTCTTTAACGTCACTTTGATTTATAGGTTTTACAGTACGCGATTCTTTATATACGAGGCTACCCGATTTTAAATTACATGTATCTATGTCATTTTTGGACATATATTCACATATATTACCTTGTAATTCAGACTTTTTAGATTTTAATTGTTTTAATTTTAAAGTTAATGGTTTCATTTTTTCACTTATTTGTTTAATCTCATCGTCTATTGCATCAAATTCTTTAACGTCAGTTTTAAAGAACTCTATATCTGCCATTAAATGTTAAATTTTAATTTCCTTTAAGTAAGTTAATATTTAGTTATTAAATATAAATTAGTACAAAAAATTAAAAATAATAAAGTAACAACCAGTATTATGTAAAATTTAAGAGGAAATAAAATATTATTTACAAGGCATAAACATTTTTCCTGGTCTTCTTTGTCGAGTTGTAAAAACATCTTAATTACGTTCATTATTTACATTATGTGATATATTATTTTAATCACTAAATGAACCTGATTCATAACCGTCGTCATTAAGTTCGTTATCGCTATCAAAATTATCCACATCAAGTTCATCTTCATTTTCTTCATTATCTTCATTATCATTTGCGTGTCCACCTGTTATAAAATTATTAGAAGATAATTTGATTGGATATTTACTCCGTACACAACGATGTTTATTTATTTTAATAGATGATGGCTTATTAATTGATAGTATTTCCTCAAATCCTGTAATTAACTTTATAGGCTGGAAAGGTTTGTGCTTATATTCTGATAATGGATTTTTAAGATAGTAATTAGCAATATTGTAATATTCTTCAATAGTATGTTTTTCTGGTAAATATGGCGGTATCCTTAATTTTTTTGATAGGTATAAAATTTTATTCACGTGTCGATTAAATGGTAACTCGTTATCTTGACATAGTTTAATCTCTATTATAGAAGATTTTAATGTTTTAATCGGATCCTCTTTTATTGCATGTTTTTTAGTAATTTCTTTAGACTCTATAGAAACGTCTGATAGTATAGTTTCCGATATTTTTTCCTCAAATCTATAAGAACATTTTGGTTTTTTCGTGTATTCCCTACATCTATTACATCTAGCTACCTTGTATTTACATATCATTCCATTTTCTGGAACAATTCTTGTGAAAGTAAAAGCGGGTTCTTTACAATCGCAAAACATATTTATACTTATTTCTTAATTCTTATTTATATTTTTAAACAAAACTAATTGTCGTAATAATAATTTTACGACAAATTTAATTACTTAAAAACTATATTCAATATAATTTGTCGACAATCGATGTCAAATATTTTTGCTGCGATTAAATCTGGGGATATTCATTCCCTTATTTTGCAACCACATAATGATATTCAAAATATGAGAAAGTTTCACAATTTTATTAAACTGACTCTATTAGAAACATATAGAGGGAAAACTTTGCTAGATATAGCTGTGGGCCGAGGAGGAGATCTTTATAAATGGAAAAAGTCTGGATTTAAAATAGTAATAGGATTTGATCCACACCAACCATCAATACATGAAGCTAAAAAAAGATTCCATGAACTTTTGAAAATAAACACATGGCTTCCTTTTACAAAATATTTAACTTTAGACGCGTTAGACAAAAATATTAAGACAAAAGTTGAAAATACTGAAAAACAAGTAAAAGGATTACATGAAGGTATGTATGATGTTGTAAGTTGTCAATTTGCATTTCATTATTTTACTGGTACAGATGCTGACTTACATCATGTTTTATCTTTTATTAGTTCTAAACTAAAAAATAATGGTATATTTATTGGAACAACAACAGATGGAGACTTAGTAAGTAATATTCTAAATAAAGGGGATTTTATTACTGATATTTTTCAACTAAAAAAAATAGATACAAATAGGTATACATTTAATATAAATACTGAAAAGTCTCAATCAAAGACTTATTTTGATGTTACAGGTGAATCGCAGGAATATTTTGTATTTAAATCTATATTAGTACAAACAGCTAAAATTTATAAATTAGAGTTAGTAAATAATCATTCTTTTTATGATTGGTATAAATTATACAATCACCCTATGACACAGTACGAACAACTGATTTCTTTCCTAAATTTTAGTTTTGTTTTTAAGAAAGTATCATAAATTAACGGGATATTTTTGAAATACTTTTTCAGTGTCTATTCGAACAATAAAGTCATCCATTTTATTATTTAATTCTTTGAAATAACCGTCGTTCGTAATTGAAGATATAATTGAAACAGGATCATAGTTTTCGGGGACACCATTATACTTAGTTACGTCTACGTTATAATACTTAGCAACTTGAGCCAGACAGACTCGTTGACCCTTGGCAATTGCTAGAATACTATCTAGAGTATCTAAAGTTACTTTATCAATATCTACCATCTCTGCTTTTAATAATTGTAATGACTCGATTATTTTAAAATAATCTCCGTCTATAGAAACAAATTCATTTAAAAATTCCATTTAAATGAAAACTATTTATATCTTTAAACTATTTTCTAAATACATCTAATGCTGGATATGGGGATCGAACCCATGACCTTCGGCTCATAAGACCGACACTCTAACCAACTGAGTTAATCCAGCATTACATGTATTACCGTAATATTACTTTATTTAAATCTTTAAATAGATTTATTGTTTTAATTTACCTTAATCGTAAAACAAGATGTAAAGTACTATCTTTTTGAATATTATAATCATTAATTTGTCTATCATCTTCTAATTGTTTCCCCGCAAATATTAATCGTTGCTGATCTGGAGGAATGCCTTCTTTATCCTGAATCTTAGCTTTAATATTTTGTATAGTGTCATTTGGTTCAATTTCTAACGTTATAGTTTTCCCCGTTAAAGTTTTCACAAATATCTGCATTAAATATATAAAATATTAAAATTTTAAATATTTTTACTCAATAAATGGGCTTAATTAGAAAAAATAAATCAGAGTCTGTGGTTCTTAAAAATGTAGAAAAGAGTAAAAAACTAACGTTGAGAAAGTTTGATTATGTGTTTTGTACTGGTATTGCATTACTACTCGGATATACTTTGGCAACTTATAAGATAATATAAAGTGTCTCATTATATAAATATAATGAGCAATAATATAAATGTTATATTTATACAAAAAGTATGGAAATCTTATAGAA